AGGTCCAACAACAACAACCAACGGCAACCTTTAGCGGTATTTTGAAATTGACCTGATTATCGACCAACCGGGGGCCAGATCGAGGCCGTATGGGACCCGTCGAGCGTCGTCAGATAGCTAAGTGGTTGATATGTATGGATGTCGAGGGGCAAGCGACTAGTGATCGCTTGACCTTCCCTGCCCTTTCGGCTGTCGACATTAGGCCATTAGAGAAATTTGTTGGGTTGGGTCGAGATTTGTTCGTTGCAAATCGGGACGTGATTACTTTAGGCTTAAAGTTATCCTTTCGGAGTTCGCCACCAGCCTCCGTTATCAAAAGGCAACCCCCTAGAAAGCAATGACCTATGACAGCCGTGACCACGACTTCAATAGAATACCTGTAACCAACGCACTTACGGCCACCAGCGGCTACCGAAGTAACAAAAGGCCAGTTACGACTGCTGTGGTGTTGATAGTAGCGTTGAGTATCGCTTGGTACTTGATGAACTAGCGCAGATAGTTGCAGACGGTATGTATCCCTACGCAACCCACGTCACCCACGTTGATCCACGTCATTGCGGTGTGGGCTATGGTTAGACCCCAGTCTCACTGGGGTTAGACGAAAGGTAGAGAGGTTGTAGGACGTGGTCCTTCTTCAGGCCCAGAGGTTAACCTATGTCCCTCATTGGTTACCCCAATTATGGCCCTGAGATTGAACTTGGCACGAAATAGGCATATGTTTGACCTAGATGCTGGCGGCCTGAAGAAGGACAACAGTGTTCGGCCCTTCGGGGTCTATACTAGAACGGCGGGTTGAGACTTGGTCCTTCCCGCTGTTCGCTTTTCTGAGGGGGAAATTAATGATCGACTGGCTTTCTGAACCTGTGAGCAACTGGCTCGTTATCCTCTTGTTCATTCTATTTTATGTGTACGTGAATTGGAAAGACCAATTGGCGCAGAGCCGGTTCATCTACATCTCTGGTGTTTTGGACCGCTTAGATCGCGAAGACTAACCGACGAAAAAAAGGCCCACCGAAGTGGGCCATAGTTCTCTAGGAGGAAGAATGAGTAGTCATAAAAATGACATTCGTATTCCTTTAGGCAGGAACCGTGCCAACTCTTCTTAATCGCAAGACTTTTGTCCTGTGTCTGGGTCGATGAAACAGGCTTCAGCCTTTGGCTCGTTGTCGTTTGCCTCGTTGAGGATACCGTAACGCTTGCCAGCAGCACGAAACGTGGTGATGCCTTTGCAGCCGTTCAGCCATGCGTTGTAGTAAAGATCCTTGAACCGGTCGAATGTGACATCGTTGCCTACGTTGCACGTCTTGCTGACTGCGCTGTCGACAAACTGCGCAGCGAGAGACAGCACCTTTACATGCTCCTCGGCTGTGATCTCGTTGGCTGTGCGTCCCTTAATGCCAAGGGAGTATGCGTAATCCTCAACACGCTCCACTGACTGACCATCGAAACCTTGGATCGTCCTGTCGTAGAACAGGGCAAAGGGTGGCTCGATCCCGCTGCTGACATTGTCCGCAGTCAGGCTGATCGTGCCTGTCGGCGCAATGCTCGTCAGATGCGAGTTACGGATGCCGGTGGTCATGATCTTATGTTTGATGTCTTCCGGCAGTTGCTGGATGAACTTACCCGATGAGTAGGCTTCCCACTCCCAGAACGGGAACGGTCCTTTCTCTTTTGCGAGATCAGCTGACGCATCGTAGCTGGTGTCACGGAGATCACGCATCACCTGTTCCATGAAGACCATGAAGTCATCAGATGCGTATGGCTTACCCAGCATCTCGCCAGCGTTAGCCAGACCAGTGATCCCAAGGCCCATGCGTCTCTTTGCTTTGGCTTCGGCTTCCTGCTCTTCAAGTGGGTAAATGGTTCTGTCGACGACATTGTCCATCGCCCTGACAACCACACGGATGTCATCTTTGAACTGATCCCAAGCAAACTCCTGTTTCACCATGTCGACGTATTGGACGAGGTTGAAGCTGCCTAGCAGACAAGCACCGAATGGTGGCAGAGGCTGCTCACCACAAGGGTTCGTGGCTTCGATGGTCTCAATGTAGTTCAGATTGTTCATGTCGTTGATCCGGTCAATGAACAGGACACCGGGTTCAGCCCAGTCCCACGTTGACCGCATGATGGCGTCCCAAAGGGCCACCGGATCGACTTCCTTGTACACCTTGCCCTCAAAGCGCAGTGGGAATGGCGTCTTGGCATTTAGGTGCTGCATGAACTCATCTGTGACTCCGACTCTTATGTTGAAGCCAGTCAATCTGTTGTCGTTGTTCTTGGAAGTGATGAACTGCTCGATGTCGGGGTGGTCTACCCGTAAACACGCTAACTGGGCACCTCTACGGTGGCCGCTGGAAGCGATTGTCTGACAGATGGCATCAAAGATGCCCATGAAGCTGACAGGGCCACTACTGCGGCTCTCAAGCGACTTTATAAGGTCACCACGAGGACGGATGCGGCTAAAATCATAGCCGATGCCGCCGCCCCTACGCATGGTCTCAGCTGCTTCGGTTGCCCGTTGCATGATGCTTTCCATGCTGTCCTCGATGATGCCGCTGACGAAGCAGTTGTAGGCTGTCGTCTGCCGTGCTGCACCCATTGCGTTCTGCACCCGTCCTGCTGGCAGGAAGCGCATGTAGCGCAGGATGTCTTTAAATTGCTCGAAGTGTTCGGGGCCATCTTTCAGTGCGTCAGCGATCCGCACGACCTTCGAGTAGAAGTCTTCACCGTCTTGTCGGTACTTCGTCGTGTCTATTTCTTCAGACAAGCGAAGCTGTGGCCCGTATTCCGGGCGGCTGTTCTTTATCATGTTCATTTTGCTTACCTCGTTTGTCCGTCAAAACTAGAACGGAACGTGAACAGAGTCAATCTGTGGTGGGGTCAAATTCGTCGATGAGACGATCCAAATACCATCGAGCCTTGCGCAGGTCCTGCAGGGCGTTGCCCTTATGCTCGAACCGCCAAAGGTATTTCAGCACCGTGCCTTGCAGGTGGTAGTGAAAGCCTTCGCCAGTTGCCGCTTTGATAGCGTCGATGCACTCGATGTCAGTGGTGTTGTAGTGGGGTGGACGGTTGACCATGTCGGGCTTCGGGCCTTCGGCCATCCGCTTCATGTAGTCTTCGTGTCTTATGGTTTCCAAAGTATCACCTCCCCTTTCTCGGTATCCCAGTCAGACCAGCGCAATATCCGAGCAAGCCTTGCTTGCGTCAGGGCGTCAGCCTTCGTAAGACCAGCTTTGATGTACGCTTGTTCGACTGCTCCCCAGTGAGGCCGGGAACCAAGGATGACTTCGGCCTTCTTGGGTCCGATACCGGGAACGCCTTTGTATCCGTCTGTGGTGTCCCCAGTTAGAACCTGTGTTAGGAAGAACCTGTCAGCCTCATCTTCTGTGATAGTGAGCATCTCGTCAGCTTGAGGACGATAGAGATGACCGGGGATGGTCTTCAGGTCCTTATCGTCACTGACCATGATGCAGTCATTGCCGGGACGGGTAGCCAACAGGCCAAGGCAATCGTCACCTTCAAGACCGGGCTTCATGATGGTGTTGTACTCAGTACCAACCCATTCCTTCATGGCCGAATAGCCAACCGGCTTGCGTGTGCCCTTCCGGTTCGATTTGTATGTGGGGTCTACAGTCTTGCGGTAGTTTGATCCGCTATCAGACAAAGCACAGACCACGTTGCTGACGCCTAGCTTCTTACCGATGTTTTCGACCTGCTCACGAAACGCATCTTTTGCGTCCTTAAGGTCGCACCAAAGCGACCAGACATCGTCGCCCCAGTCGACTTCCTTTTCTGCCGAGCTGGTACTGCGGTAAAGCAGGATGTCAGTGTCTAGGGCTAAGAATGTCATTCATCGCCTCCATTTGTTCCAAGCCTTCGACGGTGATCATCCAGACGTTGCTGTAAGTTCCTTCGCTGACCTGAGTGCTGATCATGCCCTCACTGGCACAGATGCCAATTTCGTTCGCCGCTATCCGAGCGAAGTCGCTCTTCGTGGTGAACGGTTGCACCCTTGCCTTTTCGAGGACGAGGTGTATCCGCATGAAGGCTTCCAAGTCTTCCTCAGTGAGTTCCAGCCCAACTAGTTCCGACCCTGTATTCGGCGTCGATGGGGACGTTGAAGTTGAACGCTCTGCCAGCTTCTTCCGCCATTCTTCGAGTGATTCGACCGACATGATCGCCATCTCCTTTCGTCTCTATCTGTACCTCGTCGTGGACCCACGCGATGATCCGTGCGTCGAGGTTCTGTTTCGTGAGTTCAGCGTCAATCAACTCGATCCACTTCTTGCAGACCAATGCTCCCGCTGATTGCAGGAGTGTGTTCAACGCTGCGTGATCGCTGCGAATGGGCAACTGACGGCCATCAAGGCCGATCAGGTGACCCTTCTTTTGGACTGCTTCCTTGACTGCTCGAAGGAGCAGCTTGAAAGCAGGGAAGTTTGCGAGGAACTGACGACGTAATACCGCCCCTTCCTGTGCGCCTTTGCCGATGATCGAGCCGATCTTTGCGTTCCCTGCGCCGTAGAGCAGCGCATAGATGAACGTCTTGGCTTGGTCACGGGTCTTGAGGCCAGCAGCCTTCATGTTGGCCGTGTGGACATCGCCCTCGATGACCTCTTTGGCGTAGGCTCCGTTGTCTTTCAGAAAATGCGCCAGACAGCGCAGTTCAAGGCCAGACAAGTCAGCCCCGACCAGCGAGTAGCCTTCAGCTGGCTGGAACAGGTCCCTGCACTCCTCGCCATATTCAGAGCGAAGCGATGGGACTTGCTGCAGGTTCGGTCCGAAACTGCTGGCCCTACCGGTAACAGTGCCATTCGGGTTGATGGTGTGACGGAGTTTGCCGTCATCATCGATTAGGCGCAGCCAGCCGTTCTTACCGTCTGACAGCTGGCCCAGTCGCTTTTGAAGCATGAACGAACGTGCCAGCTTCTGTGCTTCTGGGTATGGCAGCGTACCGAGTGTCGCCTCGTTGATCTGGGCGTCACCTTGCAGAGTGAACTTCTCTGGCTTCCAGCCGTACTTCTGTCGCAAGCAAAACTCGACGTGCTTCCTGCTGTTTGGGTTGAACTGGATTTCCTTGCGCTTGATGAAGGGTTCGCCTTTGACGTAACCCAGCTTCGAGTTGTTAACCTTCGGGATGAACTCTTCCTCGATTTCCCAGTTCGGGAACAGTGACTGCAGTTCAGCTTCGAGGTCGGCTCGTTGTGATGAAAGGTCGACAAGCAGTGCTTCCGCACCTTTCTCGTCGAATGTCCATCCTGCCTGACCAATACGGTGGCAGAGTTCGGCAATTCGATGCTCGAACTCGATGGACTGTTGAGACCATGTGTGTGGGGCTAACGCTTCCCACAGTTCGACGTTTACCTCTACGTCACGCTCACAGTAATCCTGCATCCCCTGTGACCATTCCGACCAGTCGGTCTGCTCTCCGAAATCGCCCTTGTGGACGCCAAGACGCAGACCCCAAGCTTTTAAACTGTGACTACCCAAATACTTCTTCGGGAAGTCGACAATCTTCATGCCTGAAGCGTAGTCGTCTTGCTTTAAATCAGGTCGCATGAGGCGAGAAAGCACCAGTGTGTCCGTGACCTTCACGCCAGTGAGGTCGAACCACGGGTAGACTTTCTGTGCCGCAGGAATGTCAAAGGTGATGATGTTGTGTCCGATGACCTCGTCAGCTGTCATCAGCTGCTTGAGGCCCTGCTCTATCCATTGTGGGCTGTATACCCATGACTGACTTGGGTTGTCAGCGTCGCGGATCGCTATGCAGTGGACTTTTGTGAGGTGTTCGAGGTAGCCGTCGGTCTCCAGATCGAAGACCAGCCGCATTACCGCTCGTCACCGCTGCCGTGGATGGCATTGCGGTCTTTACGGTCTCGCAGCTTCTCGATGTTCATGTTTGCGATGTCTTCGAGGCTGTAGCCTAAATCACTGGCGAGTGCAGTGACGTACCAAAGGCAGTCCGACACCTCTAAGGCAACAGCCTTGCGCTGCTCCTCAGACATATCGAAGCCAAGGTCGATGTCTTCGTCTCGCATCATTTTCTTGATTTTATCAGCAACTTCACCAGCTTCGCTGAGTAAGCCCAGAGTGGGGTAGATGACTTCACCATCATACACCGCCGTGTTCATTGCTTCTTCTTCGTACTCATTGAAAGTCTTCATCTCAAACTCGTACTCCATGTCGTCGTCAAAGAGGTCACGCAGCGTCATCCTGCTCTCCTTCTTCCTCATTGTCATTGTCGGGGTTTAGTAGGTCGGCCAACTCAGCTTCAAGCAGCCTTCCTGTGGTTCTGTCGTACATCAGTGTCCCGGCTGCGCCGGTCTCACCACTGAACCTGTTCTTCAGCACCGTCAGGTGACGGATATCGCTGTCGGGGTCTTCTGGGTCGACTTGAAGGCCGATACAAGCGTCAGACAGCTGTGCGATGCTGTGGCTACCACGCAGCTGATTAAGTCTGACTACCTGCCCTGCCTCGTGGCCTCTATCACCGTCAGGACGACGAAGATGCGAGATAACCAGTAGGCCGATGTCAAGTTCCTGCACCAATGTGCGCAGCTTGGTCATCGTGTAGTCGATCAGTGTGCGTTCGTTCGCACCAAACGACTGTCCACTGATCAGTATCGAGATGTGATCCAGAATGACCCATTTGATGCCTAACGCCTTCGCCATGTAGGTGATGCGTTGCGCAATCAGTTCGACCTCTGTTGAGCCGAAGCAATCGTAGAGGTAGACAGGGTTGTTACCCTCGCCAAACAGGTCATCAAAGTTTGTGCGGATTTCGTCATCCGTCACATCACTCCTGTCGACCAGCAGGTTCCGGTTCATGTGGATGCCAGTCATGCCCAGCAAGGTCCTCTTCGGAGCCTCTTCGAGCATGATCATGCCAATCCTCTCGCCACACTGATGCAGGTGGTAGGCGATCTCCTTCACGAAAGTAGTTTTTCCTGTCCCAGAACCGGCAGCTATGACTACCAAACTCTGCCGTCTTAAACCGTGCAGGGTATCGTTCAGCATCGAATAGGGATACGTCACGGACGAGGCAGCATCATCAACACCAACGGCATCTCTGAAATCGGTAGCCGCCAAGATACCATCAGGGCGAAACTCTCTAGCTTGCCAGATCGCTTGGATGATCTCCGATCCCTTGCCTTGTTTCAGACACTCGTTGGCATCTTTAAGCGGTAGGTAAGCGACCTTCGCTTTGCCTACGGGCAGGAGTTCAGCACACGCTTGCGCAGCTGCCTGTCCAGCCTGATCCATGTCGAACATCAAGATCACCTCGGAAAAACGATTAACGTAATCCCAGTTGTCCTTGATGGCTCTTGTAGCGGACGATGCGCCATTAGGCAGCGACACCGTCGGCCACTTGTTGTTCTGCACTTGCGATACCGACATACAGTCGATTTCGCCTTCAGTGATGACCAGCTTCTTGCCTGACGACCACAGGTGTGCCCCGAACAGGGCGACACCCTTGTGATTGCCGATGACGCTGAAGCGTTTGTCTTTGGTGCGCAGCTTCTGGGCCACGGGCTTGCCGTTCTTGTCCCTGTAGACCGCCATCTGGACCTGCTGTCCTTTGTGATGGCCTACGAGGTAGCCGAACTTCTTGCACGTCTCGTGGGTCAATCCTCTAGCTGGTATCGCTTCTGGCTTGCCCTTGAGTAGACCCGTTTGCTGGGTCGCACCTTTGTTCCGAACCTTCGCCGGTTTGCTGCCATCTCCTTTGCCACCGGGTTGCTCACCGTTGGTGCGGGTGTTGCAGGAGAAGCAGTATGTGTGTGTCGAACCGTCGTCATGCTCGTAAACTCCGTTTGCGTCTGATGAGCCGCAAGCATCGCAACTCGTATGTCGGACAAACTCCGACGAACTCTCCTTTGGTATCTGCATCTGCCTCTCCTGCCCCATAATTAAGCCATTGAGTAACGGGTGTACCGTTGTCCCAAATGGTCCGTGCGCCATTCACTGACGATTTCGTGACCCGCTTCACGCAGATCAGCGATACGCCTTGGCAGTGACCGCACTCGGTAGAGGTCATTCGCCTCAACCCAGCTGATCGACCCTACATTTTGCAGGTGTTCAGCAATCTTCTGGTTTTGTGTCATCTGGTATCTCTCCTTCTCGTAACCAGTCTTCGGGGATGTGCTTCAGCGAATAGCGCAAGCCATGTCGTTCGCAGTATTCGCTGTACCGAGTGGGCGACCCCTTGTAGAGCCGCCCGTCCGATAGAAAGCACAGACGAATGTCGAGGTCGGGGAACTGATCCTTGATCAGCAGATGCTTCTGTCTGTCGTCGACATCCCATCGGCCCTTCGTCTCGACATAAAAAAAGCCGCCTTGTTTTGGCAGCTTGAAGTCGGGGGTGTAGGTGGCCTGTCGTTCAGGCCATGTGTAGGTAATTTTGTCAGTCTCGTACTGGACCGACAAGCCAGCGTCTTCTATCTGCCGTGACACTCGCTTCTCGAAGCCCGACTTGTAGCCGCCTTCAAAAGAGCGTTGTCGCCGCTTAGAAATTGTAACTGCCTCCCTCGCCCTCTGAAGCCTCGTCAGCTGCAGGGTTGTCGTTAGCAGCTACGAAGCCGCCATCAACTGGAGCGAAGCTCACCGAACTACCGCCTTGCGCTTCTGACACAAGTTCGATGATTTGGACCCCAGCAAGCTGCAGGGAAACACCTACATTTCCAGCTTGCTTGTACGGGTAAATCGTACCAGCCAGCTTGAGGGTTGAGCCGCCGTAGATTGGCGGGGTCTGGTCG